CCTTGACAGTGTATGGTAAAGGTGATACAATAGTAGTAGTAGAAGATGTTTTGTCTGCTACTAAAATAGCAAGATGCCGTGATGAAAGTATATGTGCCAGTCCTTTGCTTGGCTCCTCGTTGAGCAAGCAAAGTATGGCTCAGTTAACTAAGAGGTACAAGACAATACACGTATGGCTTGATAGAGATAAGGCTAAGGAAGCTATACGTATAAGAAATAAACTAAGAGCTTTAGGTATTACAAGCAAGGCTATCATTACACCGCTTGATCCCAAAGAGTATAACAAAACGGAGATTATGAAATGGTTGAAGAGTTAATAATAAAGTTATTCTGTGATGACAGATCATACTATAACAATTACTACAAGTATATAAATCTAAATTATATTAAAAATAATTTTAGTAATATATATAAGTTGTTCCTTATAGTACACCAGTACTATGAGGCTAATCAAAGTCATGCACTAAGTAAGTTAGACTTTGAGTTAGCATACCATAGTAGTTACTTACTAGAAGATAGTGAACGTAATGAACTATCAGATACTCTTGATCGTATACTAGCTCTTGATGTTAATGTTGACAACACAGTAGGTTACCTCAATGAACACAAGAAACGCTGCGTTGCAGGTGAGCTAGCTAAGGTAGCACTTGATGTTGAAGATGGTAGTGCTGAACTATCTGATCTATTAGATAAGGTTAAAGAATTTGAAGCTGATGACATAACAGAAGATGCTGCTAACACAGTTAACATGGACTTGAGTGAGCTATATGACACAGCAATAGCTACGCCTGGTCTACGTTGGAGACTTGATTGGCTTAACAAATCACTAGGCTCTCTACGTAAGGGTGACTTTGGTTTCATCTTTGCTAGACCTGAGACAGGTAAGACTACGTTCCTAGCTAGTGAGATGACACACATGGTAACACAAACAGATGGTGACATCCTATGGTTTAACAACGAAGAACAAGGTAAGAAGGTAGCAATCAGATGTTACCAAGCATTGTTTGGTGTAGACAGTGAGACTTTATTTAGTAACGTAGATAGATACAAAGAAGAGTATCATGATCTCATTGGTAGTAGGATTAAGATATATGATTATGAAGACTCAAGTAGCTACAAGCGGATTGAGTCTATCATTAAAGAAGTTAATCCTGCATTGATTATCTTTGATCAGATAGATAAGATAAAAGGATTTAAGAATGAACGCTATGACCTTGAACTTAAAAAGATATACCAATGGGCAAGAGAAATAGCTAAGAGTTATGCCCCTGTCATTGCCGTATCCCAAGCAGGCGGCACTGCCGAAGGCAAGGTGTGGTTAACAATGGATGATGTAGACAGCAGCAAGACTGCAAAGCAAGGTGAAGCTGACTGGATACTAGGCATAGGTAAAGAACAAGACAACACAAGTAACATGCGATTCCTAAACATCAGTAAAAATAAATTAATTGGTGATAAAGATACACTGCCTGACTTGCGACATGGCAACAAACAGTGTATGATTAAACCTAACATAGCGAGGTATGAAGACTTATGAGTTACTTAGTATTAGACGTAGAAACAACCATTAGTAATAATGGTAATCCTTTTGATAAGACTAACAAGTTATGTATGGTTGGTATGTTATCACAAGATGAAGTTAGTATAGAAGACATAGAGTTCTCCGTTGAACCCTACCGAGAATCACTTGATCGTATCCAATTAGCCGTGGATAAGTGCGATGTGTTGGTAGGGTTTAATATTAAGTTTGATCTACACTGGCTTAAAAGATATGGTATTACCTTTGATAAGAAAAGAATATGGGACTGTCAGTTAGTACAGTATGTATTATCTAACCAAGAAAATTCTTATCCATCATTAGATGCAACATCAGAGTACTATGGTCTAGGTAATAAACTAGATGAGGTTAAAGAAAACTATTGGAAGAATGGTATTGATACTACTGAGGTACCTGAAGAGATACTGTCTGAGTATCTACAACGAGACTTAGAACTAACTGAGAAAGTTATGGTCAAGCAAATGGAAGAGTTGTCTAAACGACCTCATCTCCGTAAGCTCATAGCTCTACACAACCAAGACTTACTAGTGCTGCAAGCTATGGAATACAATGGTATGCAGTATGATTATGATAAGTCTAAAGTATTAGGAGATGAACTTGAAGAACAGATATCCAAACTTAACAAGAAGCTGTATGACTTTCATGCTTACGATGATTTTAATCCCAATTCTGGCGAGCATCTTTCTGCTTTTCTTTATGGTGGGATCATTAAGGAGCGTTTTCAACGCCCCATTGGACATTACAAGACTGGCGTACGCACAGGCGAAGTTAAGTATAGGTGGGAAGAGCAAGACAAAGAGTTTCCACGAAGAATAAATCCTTTGCCTAAGACTGAGCTTAAGAAAGAAGGGTTCTTCAGTACGAATGAAGAGACCTTACGTAAGCTAACACCACGTAGTGATGAAGGTAAAGAGATACTAAGAATTATATTGGCACGTGCTACCATGCAGAAACGTATGACTACATACTATCATGGTGTGCCACAACTAATTGATGAGATGCACTGGGCTAATGGAATTATACATGGTCAACTCAATCAATGTAGGACTAAGACAGGTAGGTTAAGTAGTAGTAAGCCTAACCTACAGAACTTTGATGGAGAGATTAAGACTCTCTTCCCAACTAGATATGGAGAACAGATATGAATGAAGAAGATAACTTTGAATTTAAAGAAAGACAACTAGAACGACAAGCATTAGAGCAAGCAGCTGACTTAAGTATTTGTATAGATTTTAGTGAGGTGTTACATAAACATAGTGTAGAGTATGTACTAAATAGAATGTTACCTAGTGCTAAACAAGAACTAAAACGTAAGATAATAAATGATTATCATAAACGATTAATAGACTCTAACGTAGGATTATAATATGTTACTTAATGCAGATGCAAAACAACTTGAATGGATATGTGCTACCTATCTATCCCAAGATAAGGTAGCTATAGATGAGATCAACAACCAAGTTGATCAACATGCTGATAACCAAGCAAGGTTTGGATTGCCCTCACGATTGATTGCTAAGACTTTTGTCTTTAGATTAATCTATGGTGGTAGTGCTTTTAGTTATGCTAATGATCCTAACTTTAAAGATATAGGTAATGAAACCTTTTGGCAAGGTGTGATTGATCAGTTCTATGATAAGTATACAGGACTTAAAGCATGGCATGATAAGATAATGTTTGATGTTAAACAAACTAATCAGTTAGTGATGCCAACAGGCAGAACATATGAATACCAACCTGAGGTTAATAGTCAAGGTAATCTTAAGTATCCTCGCACACGAATCCTTAACTATCCAGTGCAAGGACTCGGTGCTGACCTAATGACTATAGCTCGTGTTAGTTTGTATAACAAGATAGTAAACATGGAAGGTGTTAAGTTAATCAATACAGTACATGATTCTATCATGCTTGACTTTGATGAAAAGGTATGTTATACTAATAGTATAGTTCCAATTGTTAAAGAATCATTTGAGAATGTACCAGCAAACTTTAAACATTTGTTTGGTAAAGATTTCAACCTCCCAGTTAGGGTTGATATACAAGTAGGTAATAGCTGGGGTAACGTAGAAGATGTATAATTTTATAGGAGATTTATATGCAAGTTAATGTTGTAGATGTATCAAGCTTAAACACACATGCTGCTAAGAATGGTAGACAATACCAATCATTAGAAATCATGTACAAGAACGATCAAGGGCAAGCACAGTCTAAAAAGCTGATGTCATTCGCTAACCCTGCCGTGTTTAAAGCTGCTCAAGAATGGCAAAAAGGTGATGTCGTACATGTTAGCACTGAGAAAGATGCTAATGGTTATTGGCAATGGACAGCAGTTGGTGATGCAGATACTACTACAGACAATCGTGGTGGTGATACTGCAGCAGCTCCTCAAGCTAAGGCAAGTGCTCCTACAACTCGTGTAACAGGTAGTAACTACGAGACTAAGGATGAACGTGCTGCAAGGCAAGTAATGATAGTCCGTCAATCATCTATCTC